GTGTATCAGCCGTCAGGCAGTGTATAGAGACCGCGCTCGGCAGGCATGAGACGGTTCATTTCGTTCCCGTCGTCGGAAACCATGATCCCGTACTGGGTATGGCTATGGGCGTTCTATTGGCCAATGTGTATGAAGGCGAGCCGCGTGTCATCATTCACGACGCGCCAACGATGCGCCACTATATCCGCCACGGGAAAGTGCTTCTGGGATTTGTGCACGGCGACAAAACTAAGGACGCTAGTCTGCCGGGAATTATGGCCTCTGAAAAACCCGAAGAATGGGGGAAAACGACGCATCGTTATTTTTTTCGGGGCCATCATCACCACGATTCCCGCTCCGAGTATAACGGCTGTATTGTGGAGCAGGTAAGAACACTGGCCGCCAACGATGCTTACAGCACGTCTCGCGGATTTCTTTCCGGCAGGGACATGAAACTCGTTGTAATGCACGCAGATTACGGTGAAGTTGGGCGAACAATATGCAGCGTGGATATGTTAAAAGAATGAATAGAAAAGCAATTTTAGATAAAGCGGCGTCCCTGACAGCCAATGACAGGGAAAAACAATATGGATCTTGGTCAGAAAACGCGGCTGCTACAGCGGCAGTTTGGAGCGCTCTACTAGACGCGCCTGTTTCACCCCGGCAGGTAGCCTTGTGTATGGCTGCGCTAAAAATGGTTAGATTAAAACATGGGCTTAACGAAGACTCGTGGATTGATTTGGCGGGTTACGCTGCCCTTGGAGGGGAACAAGACGGATTTAAAAAACTTATGATTGAAAAGTAACTCAAAAAAGTTAAGGATTGGGCAACTTGCAAAAAGGAATTTTGTTATGGCTGTAGATCGTTCAAGGATCCGTAAAATTGGCTCGGGAGCTGTTCCGGGCGGGGCTTCCGCACTAACCGCTGCTGCGGCTGCTGCGCCAGCCGGGGGCACGGGCGCTACTGCGGGCGCTTATGACACTGCCTCTAATCGAAATCTTATGATTGCTACGGTAAATAATAACCGTACCCGTATTGCTGAAATTGAAGATGCGTTGCAGGCTTTTGGCATCATTCTTTAATGCCGGTCTTTAGCAAAACTTCTCTGGCTCGCCTTGAAACCTGCGATGATCGCCTGATCGCAATTTGCAATCGGGTGATTAAATCTATGGATTTTACGGTTGTCGAAGGACACAGGTCCAACGAAAGCCAGGAGATTATGTTTAATACGGGAAGGTCAAAGCTTCGTGCCGGGATGTCTCGGCACAACAGCTCTCCATCCATGGCTATTGATGTTGCTCCATATTTAAACGGAGGCATTGATTGGAATTCTCGCGAGCATTTTATTATGCTTGCTGGCCACATGTTTCAGGCGGCTACCGACATTAATGTCCCCCTTCGCTGGGGCGGGGACTGGGATGGCGACCTTGATTTCAAAGATCAAAGTTTCAATGATCTTCCTCATTTTGAGATTGTAGGAGACTAACCATGTACAAGCCTTGGTATAGCTCAAAAACTTTATGGGCAAATGCCCTTGCCGGAGCGGCAACGATTGCAAGTGTATTTGGTGTTGATGTTGGGCTTGGAGCGGAAGAGCAGGCTCAGATTGTTGCCGGTGTAATGGTTGTAGTAAACCTGGTGCTTCGCTTCGTCACTAAGAGTGCTATTCGCTAGAAAGCAGCTCATCAATTGTGTCTTGCTCCACTTCGCTACATGCAGCTCCACCCCAATGGGTCTTTAGCCAGCTATTTATATGCTTGCTAGTTGTCTGCGAATAACGAGTTTTAGACCTAACCAATCCCGTACCTGAAATGTAGGCCGCGACCGGAGTTCTGTATGAAAACAGAATTTCGTTAGCCCCGACGCAAAGGCTGGTTACGTTGCTGGCAATTTGGTTCAGGGAAATATTCATTTGTTTTTCCTCGCTAAGTCATTGAAATAAAACGGCCTCTAGGACGGAAGTCGGGAGGCTGACCTCCGCCCTAGAGCCCCAAAAAAACAAAGGGGATCGTTTTATTGGGGAGCCTTCTGTCCTTACCGGCACAAGAGACCAGTTTACCTGGTAGGTAAAGCCAGGAGCTGGTGAGGGGGAACCGGCTTAACTTTCTTTGGTGGGAGGACAACAAAGAAAGCAGGAAGCAGAGTGTTTTTGAAGCAGGCCGCCAAGTGCCTCAGGAAAAATCCCCCTCGTCATTGTTACTATTTATAAAACATCCCAATTAATTTCTTCTTGCGCCTTTTCCCACTCAGCCAGCACCGTCTTCGTTGCCTGCTCTATATTGCAAAAGGCGGAATTATAGTTTCCCCTTAGTCCATCAAACATGAGCGTGGGACCATCAGCAAGTTCAGATTTAACTTTTTCTGGCCACCCATTACCGGGTGTCCCGTACGTCCCGTGAAAACACCTTGCAAAATTTCCTTTAAACCGAAATCCGTTTTGCTCCATAACAGCGAAGTGCAGTCGCCTCAGGCATGACGGGTGGGTTATTGCAAAAGCCATCATATCTAAATCAAGCGGTTCACCCGCTGCTTTCAGTTCATACTCACCCCAGTAGAGAATTCCGCCAGAGGTTGAGTGTTCAAAAACTATTAATTGAACCGAATGCCCTGACGTTTCCAGATAGTCAATAAGTCCAGCAATCGCCGCTCCACGATTTTTGATCGTGCTGCGTTTATTATTGGCCGAGGCAGAAATGCTGACATAAATAGGAACAATGTGGCGGCGGCTATTTAATTCTGGATTGTGTGTCACCATAGATTCCTGATCGCCAGCAAGAAATCTTGGGACAGATGGATACATGCCGGCAACATCATAACCAATTGTGGGAAGAATCGACTCAATCTGTTGTACTGATTTTGCCGAAATATCAGCAAATTCTGCCCTTCCCTCTGGCCATCCATTTTCAGCTAAATCTACTGCTTCCTCAAAGCTCTTAGTGCCCGAAAAATCTTCACTTACCGTGCGCGACCCCTTGCCAAACTCGCGCCCTTCGTATGCCCATCCCTTATCAGGTAATTTTGCCGTCGTTAAAAAATCGTCCCATCGCCCTGACTCAAAAAGCACTCCCCTTTTAGGGTTCTTTGGGTTTTGAATCTCTCGGATCTGCATTATGAAATCTCCGCTCTGATCTTTTTGCGAGTTTCTTTTTCCATGCCTTTCCAGATAACCATTTCCTCGGTTTCCTTTTTGGACATACCAGAGCGCAATAACTGGGAGCCAAAGATTGAAGCTCGTGGGGAAACAACAAACCGAAGCTTTAGATTAAACACTGCCTTGCGAATCTCTTGGACCCTATTAACCCAGTCGGCCATGCCCTCACCGGCCAATGCCCTTTCTAATGTTTCGTCGTATTCAAAATTCACCACGACAAAACGATCTAGGGTCGCCCCGTCAAGCGCGTTGCGCCCAACATAGATTCGATCTGCACCACGACCAAAAGTGTTTGCCGCCGCAATGCAGCGAAAATCTTTGTGCCGTTTAATAACTCCATCAGGAAAATCCGAACTCCCATTTGCAAGGGCGGCGTTGAATGCCATCATTGCACTGGCAGAGCTGGCATCAACTTCATCGAATAGAAACAAGCCGCCGTTTTCGTAAGCTTCACGAAAAGCTGTCCGAACCAGGTTCCCATTTGCATCGATAAAGCCTGTCAGCTTATAGGGACTATCGACCGCACCAGTAAAACGAAAGGGAATCTTCAGAGCTTTTGCGATCTGCTCTGCGATGCTTGTCTTGCCGGAGCCCGCCGGCCCAATAAGCATAACGTTAAGGTTACATTGAATTGCTTTGAAGATTTGCGGAAAGGCTTCATGGGCCACATCCGGCGCGGGCGGCTCCTCATTTGGGGGAGTGGAAGGCTGAATAAGAAAAGGCATTCGAGCCCCGATCTCAGTTGAGATCATATCAAGCACTTTGCTTTCAGTCAGCGCATCATCTTCAGAGCGAAGGGCGTCTCTAACAAGCGGAACGATTGCGGAAGCAATCATTGATGACATTGGGTCTGCGCCCGTGGGAATTTTTGCCTCTTTAATAACAGGCTCTTGAGAAGCTGGGTTTTCATTTGGGGGCTCTGAAGGAGCAGGGGCAGCCGGCGTTTTTGGGGAAATCTTGCCAGGATTAAAATCAATTGGTATCCCAAGGTAACGTTCAGGGTCAGAAATTTCCGGCTGATTTTTCTTTAGTGCAATAAGTTCAAATCTACCCCCGGAAGATTCGTCGTTAAAGTAAGGCTCTAACCGCATAGAGCAATGACTTGTAAGAAAGTGATAAAGATTAATCGTGCTGCCAATTGCTTTTAAATCAAAACGAAACAGTCGGCGTACTTCAGCGGAGGAACGCGGGCTATAATTGCGCTTCTCAAGAAGTGAAAACAAGTCGCTGTCATTCAAAATTGCTTTGATTTTTTGATCTTTGCTTAAAACAGCGCAGATGCTGGATGGGATTCCATATCCATTAAGAATCGAGTTCAACTCGGGGGAACTATAAAAAGAGGAGAACATCCGCTTCTGTACATCGGTTATTGGGTAATTTGATGCTGTGTGAAAATAGCGCTTGAGAAGCTTTCTCCGCTTTTCTGTCTTGTGACTCGTAATGCTATTTAAGTGATTCACTAAACCCTCCATTTTTCTCCGTCAGAGAAACTCTCAAATTTTGTTGTTTTCGGGTTGAAGTATAAATTTACCGTCCCAATAGGGCCGTGCCGTTGCTTTGCAATAATCAGTTCCGCGACTCCTGATTTACTGCTAATTGCTCGCTCCCAATTTTCAAGTCGCTCAGCAAAAGCAACCCTGCTTTCCTTAACGCTCTGCTCGGGCGCGGATTTTGATAGGTAATATTCTTCCCTATAAAGAAACATCACTACGTCAGCGTCCTGCTCAATAGAGCCGGATTCCCTAAGGTCAGATAGTAGCGGTCTTTTATCTTCTCTCTGCTCAACGGCCCTGCTGAGCTGAGAAAGCGCAATTACAGGAACATTTAATTCCTTTGCCATAGCCTTTAGGCCTTGGCTAATTTCAGTAACCTCCTGCACTCTGTTATCAGAGCGACCGGTGCCCTTCATAAGCTGAAGATAATCTATGATTATCAAATCCAGGCCCTTTTGACGTTTAAGTCTTCTTGCCCTGGTTCTAATTGCTGAAACCGAAAGAGCCGGAGTATCATCCAACATAAGAGGGACGTTCTTAAGGCCTTGAGAGGCAACCAGAGCACGCTCAACATCTTTCGCGCTTACTTTGCCTCGCCTTAAAAGATTAGATGGTATCCCGGCGATATCCGCAATCACTCGGTTTGCGAGTTGATCCGAAGCCATTTCCAAAGAAAATAGCCCAACTTTTTTTGCGCTGTCTTTATTCGATGATGCGTTTATTGCAATGTTTGTTGCCAGGGACGTTTTGCCCATGGCGGGCCTTGCTGCAAGAATAATTAGATCACTGGGCTGGAAGCCTCCCATCATTTCATCCAGGTCAATCAAATAAGATCTGACTCCGGTGATTCCTTCGCCATCTTTGAATGCATTATCAATGGCTTCTATTGCTCTTGCAGATGCATCAGAAATTGTTTCAAAGCCGCGATCTTGTTTGCCTTGTTCGGCAAGCTCAAAAAGCATTCTTTCAGCATCTTCGATCTGGTCTGTCGCAGTTCGACCAATTTCGTAATTAAAAGACTCGTCTGTAATAATCTCTCCGATTTCAGCTAATTGCCTACGGATAGAGCCCTCGACAACGGCTTGAGCATAGTCGGCGATGTTGATGACAGTTGCCGCGGAGGCCAAGAGACCGCTTAAATAGCTTGGCCCACCAACATCAGAAAGCGCTTCATCTTCTTGGAAAAAAGCCTTTAATGTCAAAGGGTTGGCAACAGATCCCCTGTCTGTAAGAGCTTTAATTGCCTCAAAGATTCTTCCATGAACCGGGATATAAAATTGATCGGGGGCTAGGTCAGTTTCAATTTTTTGTATTGCTTGATTGTTTAGAAGAAGCGCCCCAAGCAAAGCCTGCTCTACTTCTTCTGTTTGAGTGCTAATCTGGCCGTGCATTTTATTACCTACGGTTTTCTGCTTCTTCCCTTTCGACAAGTTTACGGGCGTGGCGTAATCCGCCTTCAATTGCGATTCTTGCGTAACGCACCTTGTCTATGGTTTCCGTTCGGCATTCGGCTTCTGACAGCAAGTCTCTGGCACGGTTTATGTGCCAGAAAGCTTGCGTCAGAACGTTGAGCCGAAGCTTTGGGTCCATGCCCAAAGACTTTTTGGGCCTGACTCTCATTAGAACGGCATATCGTCGTCGATATTGCTGTCAGAATCGACAGGCGCATTAGATGCCCCTGACTCGCTTTTTGGCGTAAGAAACTTTACCGTGCCATTAAAATCTACAACGACTTCTGTGGTGTACTTTTCAGAGCCAGATTTGTCTGTCCACTTGCGTGTCTGTAGTTTGCCCTGAATGAGAAGCATGTCTCCTTTCTTGGAGTTTCTTTCAATCGCTTCAGCCAGCTGCGCTGCAAAAATTACAACACGGTGCCACTCAGTTTTTTCCTTCATTTCGCCAGTCGCCTTATCTTTCCAGCGATCACTGGTTGCAACATTAAGATTGCAAACTGCGCTGCCGCTGGTAAGTCGGCGAAGCTCGGGATCACGGCCAAGGCGGCCACAAAGTGTAACTTGATTCAGCATATTTTTATTCCTCAGTGTTGGTATTGATGGGTAATCCATTTCCACTTACAGCGCCCAATTGTCGCTTCTTGGCATTCCAAGCTGCCGCTGCTTCACTAATTGCACTTGCATGAGTTGATTTCATTTGAGCCATCTGAGGCCCAAGATCGTCATTGATTTTCTGGAGCTGCTCTACGCTGGTAGCCGCCGCAACCTCATTCAGATACCACTGAACAATTTCAGGGACCTGCTCCTTAAACTTTTTCTCCATTGATGCGACATAAGCATTATCGTCAAACTTGCCGAGAAACACGTCGGCGTTGAAACCAAGATGGCTCAAGCCTTTAGTTAGACAATCAGTCATCGCCTTCTTGGGCGCATCTTTATCAAGCTTACCCTTAGAGTCGAGCATTGGGCATGTGCAACGGATAGGGCCATAGGCATTGCTAAAGTTTTGATTGCCCCATCCGGGAGCTTCATCAATCGCGACCGGCGAACCCCAATGGATTGTCATATCGCACCATACATAAGGGATTGTTCCGGCGACTTCCTGACCGTACACGCAGCTATAACTCCAGCATTGGCCGACGGGCCCAAACACCTCAGTGGCCCTCATAACCTGGTAGTGGGCGTCGATACTGGTAAACTTGCGCCCGAATGACACCGCTTTGGTATGCTTTGGATCCGTAGTGCATACTTGCGACCAAATATGCATGTTATTTTTTTCATCCATATGAGTTAGTCCTTTTCTGTTTCTGTATTACCGAAGAATTCATTTATATTTTTTCTTATTTCTTCGGGAACGTCTTCTTCCTTCAGGGGGCCGTCGTAAAGTTTTGAGTTACTTACTTTTGCGGCGTTTATTTTTTCTTTTTTGCTTTTGAGCAATTCTATTCTTTTTGACTCGTTTGCGAGGGCAGCCGCCCTTTTAATGTCTTTACCAATAGCTTGGGCGGCCTCTACAATTACTGCCGTTCCAAGTTCGGCCATTTTAAACTCTTCTCCGGCGCGGCAGAGGCCAAGCAAAATAGAAAATGGAACTAGTAATGAAGCTTGCGTGACATGAACTGGGTCCATATCAAATTCCGCGGCTACAATTACGATTTCTTGAACCGCTCTTTCTATTGCGGAACCAAGAGCTTCTTGGCTCTTTTCGTCCATTGTTTTAAAATCCTTTTTAGCCGCTGATGTTACTTTTGATTTCGTAACAATAGGCCTGCCTGCCCGATCTGTTTTTTCGTTTTATATTTGTTCGGACAATAAGGCCGTCGCCTTCAAGTTCCGCCATCCTGCGCCATATAGGATAGAGAAGAATGTCTCCGATGTTTTCTGCGGTTAAAGGAGCATCGGCATCTTCCATTACCCTTATAATTTCTTCGTGCTGCTTATTCCGGGTTGTTTTTATCGATTTTGCTGCGGCGTGACTCGTGTCCGGGTCAGTTTTCCTGGCCAACTTATGAGGCCGAAATACAATCTCATCCCAATGCATTGAGAGTCTCCATATATTGTGAGCAGAACATAGAAACGGGGCAGTAGTTTTCGCACCGAACAGCTTCGCCTCGCCGTTCCTCAATTGAAAACTCGCCAGTCTTATCGCCAAGCTTTTTATGTTGTGCCTCGCACCAATCAAATGCCTCATTGTGGCTTTTGTGAAGGCCACCGCGCTCGGCACGCTTATTGCCATTTTTTATTACGGCATAAACGGGGGGCTTTACCCATCGCTCCTCATCGGAGCATTTAGGCAAAACCTTATTTGCGTTGATATGGGCATCAAGACGCTCAGAAATGAACTTCTCAATTTCATCATTTTGCCATACCGGCTGATCGATAATCGCGACCTTTGTTTGAGGATAGTTCCTGTCATTCTTGGCCATCCTCATGCTCCAATCGCGGAGGATTAACACATTTTGAAGCTTAGTAATGGAATAGCCGTTTGACCGGGCAAGCCACGCCAACATGTTAAGTTGTCGGGCGCGTTCTGGTTTGGAATCGTTGATTACCTCCCAGACGCTTGCGTACTTATAGTCCTGGAGAACAAGATTGTTTAAGCCATCTTCAATCAGCGCGACTCGATCAAATTTACCAGTTAGGGTAATGCCCGTATAAAGCGGCACCTCTCGAAAGAGTCTCTGTTCAGCAATCCCGGCAACCTCGGACTTTTCAAGAACTTCATGGATTGCCCTGCCTTCTAACGCCCAGATACGGTCTGATACATCTTCAACAATATCTGATTCATGAACCCGCAGAAGCTGCCGCTGACGCGCCGGGGAAAGAAGTTCCGTGACTGAATATGTTCCCTTTGGGAATGGTCCGTCATAGGTGTCTTTTGTGACCGCATCAACAATGGGTTGAGGCAGCCCGAGTCGGTTTGTAAATATCATTGTTTATTTTATCCTTACAAACTCAATGAGTTCGTCGATGCGCTGAGTCATCTGCTTAGTTAGATGCTCTGCCATCGCAACATTCATTTCATTCGTGCCTGATTCATTCTCAACGGTTGCATAAAGAAGCCCGCTAATGGTTAATGACATACCATGCAGTTCGCGGGCAGCGTCCGTAACGCCGGCTACTAAATCAAGAATGTGCGGGATTTCGAGATTATCGTTATTCATTTCCTCGTTCCTTTTTTGCTGAGAGCCGCTCAATGCGCTGGAGCAAAACTCCATACATTGACGCTTCGCTTTTAATATCTAACCAGAACTGACTGTTTGTGATTGCCTGTTCAAAATCAGCAGGAAGCGGCAAGCTCCGCCATTTATGAGATCGCAAAATCTGCCGCGCACCGTGTCGGATGGCGTCTTCCGGGTAATCTTTAAGAAACTTTACCCATTGTGAAAGCGCGTCTGCGGATGGCACCTGTGCTTGAAACACCTCAGCCATAACATCGAGCGTTCGGGCAATAAATTGTGGCGATGGTGAGGCTCGAAGGTATTCATCCAGCTCTTGCTGGGCCTCGATAATATATCCAATTTCTTTATCGCTAATTTGCTTTGCAGCAATCCGTTGGTCTTCCTGCGAGCCTTCAAAAAGGATCGTCAACATCTGTTCGAAGTGTTGCGCGTGTAATTTCCTCGCGCTTTTCTTCTCGGGTTTGTTTGGTAGGGTTTCTCGCCCTTCGGTCGGATTCAAATTTTCTGGCATTAAGGAGCCAGCTTTTGAAAGCGAGGTTCCAGTTTTTTCTGAGTCCACGCGCCCCTCCTACGGATTGATAATGTACTTCGAATTTTTCCTGTTCTTCGTTGAGATCTAATGTGGGGCAGTTGGCCTCCGCCCAATAAAGAATGTCTTCTGAAGGACTCCAATCATCAGGTAATCGATGGTTTCCAGTTTGTTTGGATTCTTTAGGTGGGGGATCTTGTGCGTTTAATGCATCAGGAACGCGCCTGAGTAGCTCGTTTATCATTGCCAGTAGCTTTTCAGCATCGGCAACCGTAAGCCTTCTCTGTGAGGCCCTACGGTTCATTTCTTGTACAATTTTGCGACTTGTCATTACCGTTGCCTGCAATGATTTCACTTATTTCTCTCCTCCAGCCAAACGTCAAGCGGCATAACCACTAACCAGCTATCCCGATCGCGACGCACAAAGAGCATGTCGTTATCTTCAAGCCAGCTATAGAGCCTAGCAAAATCGTTTGCTCTAATTTTAACTTCTGCTTTGAGTTTTTTATCTACGGTCACATCATGACCGTGGCCCTGGTAGTGCATAGCGCCCGAAAGCGGAACTCTTTCTGCGCAAATGTCTTTTTCTTTCAGTAACTTAACGATTTCGCGCTCAGCTCGTGCGCCCTTGTCTCTCTGACTCTTGCCCATCTACATATACCTTGCATCTAAGGGCAGAAATCCAGCAAGCAAGATTCCAGGCTGATGGTCGCCTGGATTTGGTTTCCCATTTTCCGACAAGTCCTGAAGCACATCCAATGATTTCATCAAGATCCCTCTGTGAGATGTTTTTTTCACGGCGTTTTTCGGCAAGCTGATCTATTAGCTCGTCATAAAGGGCGAGGCTGCCGGGTGTTTCAGGCATTAGCATGTGAATTAAGCCCGCTAAAGCTCAAGGCCGGCAAATTTTGCTTTCTGGCCTCTTGGCACCAGAGTGCGTCATCATACTCTGAGGCAAGAAGCAGGGTTGGCCTAAAAGCTTGTAAGCTTGGCCATTCCAAAGAATGCATTGATTGCGGACAAGTCCACTCAAGAATTTCGATGCCATGCAATAAGGCCCATGCTTTCAGCGGATTGTTTGGCAAATAAACAAATCCCAGCGCTTCAATGCCATAGACATCTACAATCGGCTGGATCATTTCAATCATTGGTCGCGGGCATATTTCCATAAACCACGGAGAAATTAAAACTCGTTGCGGCATACCTCGCTCTGGATAGAACTCAAGGTTAGCCTTCATTGTGCACTCTTTCCCAACGAAATTTTCCCTGTTTGCTTACCTTCAGTCTCTCATATCCAATGCGTTTCTTCAAAATCCATAATGTAATAGATAAAATAAGGCCGGCAAACACGGCTGCAATCATGCCGCCAAGGGTGCCGGCAAACATAAACAGCAACGCGGCTGTAAACATAATATCGACCAATACCTCTACCCAAAGAAAGCGCCTAATATTGATTTTTACCATTACAACAATGCACGCAACCGCTGTAAGAAAACCAACAATTAGCATCTCAAACATCACACACCTCCTTACAGTACGGCATATGTAATTATTCCAAGTATGCTTAACGCCACCCAGAATGTATCTGGATTGCGGGTAATCCATGATTTGCGCCGACGCCCAGGATTAAATCGCTTTGGCGTTGATTCCGTTGTTTCTTTTACGTTTCTTATGCCTGCGTTTATCCAATAAGGATGCGGGCTCATAATATCCTCCTTATGATTCCAATAATTCTATTTTTTCTACGGGAACGTATTTCCAAGAAATTTGAACGACATATCCCTTATCGCAAAGATCGTTTACGATTTTGTGGGTGTGCCCAAGGGATTTGCTGCCCCACGCAGACATAAGTCCACGAAGCGTCATTGCAACATTGTGCGATGCATAATGCTGCTTCAAAACATTAAGAATACGGACTTCATTTTTAGTTAATGGGGGCCGCGTATGCAAAATTTCTCTGATAATATTGCATAATTCACGCCGTGAAACTCTAACTTTGGTTGCGGCATAAATGATATTTGAAACGCGTTCAATTTGCTCATCGTCTGGGTTAATGCTTGATTGCACCTTAACCATTAGGCCCTCCTTAGTTCCTCGTAGGGTGTGAGGTCAGCGAAGGTCTAGCTCAAGTCAAGGAGTTCCTTGCCGGTGCGCTCATCGGTCACACCGCCATTGACGAACCCGTATGACTGGGCCGCATCGTTGGCTGCATAGATGGCGGCGGCTGCGGTAACATAGGTCGAGGTTTCAACGACGGGGCATCCATGCAGGATGCGGAGGACGTTGAGCGTGAACGGACGGTCATCGATGGTAGAAACGGTCATCTCTTTCTCCTTCTGAGTTACGCCCCCGATGAGGCTGGTTACAAAGCATCAGGCTGTGATCGCCTCCATCCTTTTGTTATGATGTGTTTGATGCGGCGGTACAGAGCCATGATGCGCTTTGGAATAAAGAACTCATAGACAACGCCATCCGTATTTACATATGTGGCATATGGGGGCCGAATTTTACCGGGGCGTTTAAAGGGGTATTTTGTCGATGCCTTTTTATCTTTGAACATTATGTGAAGTAATGCGATTAGCAGGGCGACCGGGACACGGGCCATCTTGGAGGCAACATTTTGCGGTGCGAGAATAAATGAGAAAATCATTAAAATGATCGCAAAAGCTTCCATTTGACTCTCCTTTTTTGTATGCGGCATACTTATGGTCAGAAGCGAGGGAAGAGAGGAGGCGGGCCGAAGGCCCGCTGGCCGGTTGGCCTGCTCTCCCCTGCCCGCATTAGCTGGCTCGTGAGGTCTTCCTGCTCTCACGACGTGCGACGATCTCGTTAATGCTAGCCACCAATGACTTGGCGGCCTCCTGATTTACGGGAGCGTTCTTGCTGCCATGCCGGTACGGACGCCCGGTCACAGTCTGGTGGCTGGCCTTGAGTTCATCGATAAGGTACTCCCAGAAGTCAATCGACTTTTCTGACACGTCACCAAATCGCTCAAGATGAGCCAACCGCTGCATGTCGATCTCGCCGCATGAAGCCCGCTCTGCCGCAATTTTCATCCGACGCGTGTTCTCCATGAGGTTCTTTTCATGGTATTCGAGCTGCTTACCGAATGCCCAAATCATCCTCCCAATGAGGATATGGGCGTCGGTCGTCTCGCGAGGCTGCTTATCAGAGTCGGGTCCCGTATAGTACCCGAACATGTCATCCTCGATGATTGCGGAGCAAAGCTGCTCCAAACCGGCGAAAAAGTCGCTGATCACCCGAGGATCGATGTTGTGCTCTTGGCCGGGACCAATGAGCGCCTCGCTCAGGTTTTCGCCGCTCATCAGCGGCGTTGTGTGGCCGTCTTCGGCTTGACGACGCACGCAGGCGTCTTTCATCTTATTGCCGATCTCTCCGAGATTCTTCAAGGTTGTCATCGTATTCTCCTTATGATGTAAGGGCGGATAATCCCCGCCGCCCTTTTCGGGGTTTTTTGGTTCAGAGCTTAAATGTAATACTTGGCTCTTGACCGGATTGTCTCAATCGCGGCTGCGGCTTCAGCATGGCCAAGATTGGCGGCTAATCCATACCAGTGCATGGCTTCGGCCCAGTCCTCCTGGACGTGGCTGTCATCACGGGTCTTCCGCCCGTAAGGGCCGCCGCCAGTGTGGAACATAAGGCCCATGTTGTAGTGGGCTTCGGCCTGTTTCTGCTTGTCGCTCATTGCCTTGCTCCCTGTTCGTGGAATCCAAAACTCCACTGGTCCATCTCCTGCTCTAACATCAGCAAAAGATCGTCATCCGCGTCATCAGCATCGCGGGCGTAATCCAGTAACGTCATCAATTCTTTGTATCGAGTATCATCCATTGTTTTCTCCATCCTCATTCTTGAAGATTCAGTTCCACCCAAGGATGTCGGCGTTGTAAAGCAGCACCGCCGTTACACCGGCGACGAAGCATGTGAAAACCCAGATGGTATCTGCGGTTCGGTTGTTACGATGTTTCATTGTTTACCTCCATTTGTCTGAACGTTTGAATGTTTGCTGGTTGCGAGTGGTCTTTCTTGTTGCTGTCACTAACAAAAGAGACGAGTCCCCCCAACCTCATCACCTGAGGGGCTATTCGAAGAGACATAGGGAGGTAGTTCTCACCCCAGCGTCTTACGCCGACTTGGCCGGCTGCGCATTCCCTCGGGCGATGCTCCTGCTCTTCTTTGTAGTCGGCGGGTCAATGGTATGACCGCCCGCCGTTGCGAAGACGAATGGCTCCAGCGAACAAGGCCGGGTGCAAGATCTTCTTCGATGGTAAAGACGGGAAAAACCACAAATTTCAGGAAAGTCGGCTTACACAGGGCATCTAGGTACAACGCCAGGGAAGAAGGTCTTGCAGCAGGCCGCGCTGGTGCCAAGCGAGCGCAGCGAGCGCTAGTCGGAGCAGGCGGGAGGGCATGCCAGTGAGCTGACGACGGGAGGAGAGTCGGGTCGTCTGAGGGACGCTAAGACCGCGAGGTGTAGGGCGTTGGGGTGAGAGCCCACCGCCGGCGATGTTTCTTCGAATGGACCCTCAGGTGAGTGGCGGCGGAGCCGACACACAACCAGAGCCCCATGGGGGCGACATGGCCTTTTTGACGGGTGTTAGCCAAAAGCTGTCAAGCAAATAGCGACGCAGGCCCATGTAAACAGGGCTAAGGCAAGCTCTTGATTCTCAACGAAGAACCCAAACGCTCCCACAAGCAAGGTAAATATGATGAAGACAGATGCTTGCAAAAGAGAAACGTTTGACACACCCTCCGGGGAGGGGGAGCGAACAACGTGAGCGAAAAGGGGGAGGGGTCAAGATGTCAGACCTAGCTAAATTAGCAAGGATGAGTGCTACCGAAGCAGGGGCAAGTTTGACCCCGCTCCAGAGGAAACTCGTTGATGTCCTCGTAGCAGACGGTGGCACCATAGGTGACGCCGGGATTAAGGCGGGCTACGCACCTCAGAATCCAGAGTCGGCTAGGGTATCAGCCTCAAACGCCCTGAGGCTTCCGCACGTACAGATGTATATGTTCAAGCGTGTCGCAGAAGACATCGGTCTTCATGGATATGTTGGACTCAACGTCTTACGAACGTTGGCACAGAGTGCGAAGAGTGAGTACGTGAGACTTGAGGCAAGTAAGGACCTATTAGATCGCGGTGGATTCAAGGCTCCGGAACGCCCACAACAGGGCGGTGACCTAGATGTAACGATCAATATCGATCTCACACCAGATACAGTGTGAGAAGAGTAGTGAGGTACAAAGGCCGTAAGGCCTTGCTCATTCCGCAGGAATACATTCCGTAGGAATAAGGGGGGGAGGCCCTTCGTCCAGAAGGGACGGGGGGGGGTTAAAAAACCACCCCCAACCCCTGGACCCCCACCTCGACACATGCGATAGGCCTAAAAAAGCTTTCAAATATTTTTCACACTCACAGGAGCGATTATGAGCAAAACAACGACCGACAATTATTCAATTGAGGAAAAAGACATTATTGCTGACATCAAGGGGCATGGCGGCAAAAGCTCTGACATCAGCTATGTGCGGTTGGAGCTTTCGACAGCGGTGTCCCAGATGGTCGAAGTTCTCTATCGAGGCGACACGCGTTCGCAGATGCAGATGCTCAGCAGGATTCTAAAGCGTTACCCTCAGACCTTTCGGCGCGTGGAAAGGCATATGTGATGAATGACTCAGAAAACGTCACCACCCTCCCCGAAAGCGCTAACGCAACAGCGATAGCTGCATTAAAAATGCGCGTTGAAGAACTGGAAATTCAGAATGATGCCCTCTGGGTTCTTTTGAACGCTACCCGAAGGGCCTTCTGCGAAGCGCAAAACCAAATTGATGGTCTTTGCTAGAGAAGAGTGCATAATGTGCTTTGCAACTTTCCTATTTGGAGAGTACGACAACAAAACTCATCATAAGGATTATCTTTATGCCGTCCCTTTCTAAGCCTCTTGCCCTGGCTACCGGCTCCAAGGCCGCAACCGGGCTTGTTATTGCCGAAGCATCTTCGGTGTTTATTGAGCCGGGAAATTTTCAGGTCGAAGTTGGTGGCGGCGCTACCGCTACATGGAAGATTGTCCGCACAACGGATGACCCCTCCAGCTCTCCGACATGGCACAACGCCGAAGATCAGAACGCCACAATCACCAACACTGTTGGCCGCTCTATTGTTTGTCAGGAGGGCGCGGGCGCTTATTACAACATCGAGATTACAGCATACACTTCCGGCACCCTTACTGCCCGCATTGAGCAGGGCAAGGGCGCAGTTTCCTAGAAGAAGCTTGTACAGATGAGCGCAGATTTTTTAGCGTCCCTTTCCTGGGACAGCCTTCAAAAGCTTCGTCGAATTGTGAAGCAGGTGCATATGCGGCATTATCCTTCTCACATGTCTACGGATTATGAGGCTGATAAAGTGATCGAAGCCCTTGGTCCGCAAATTATGCAGCGAGAGATTATCGAAGCCGCGAAAAACCCTGACATCATTATTAATTAAAAGGACGGATCAATGGCTTATAAAAAAATTCAGAGATCGGGCTCCTCAAAAACAGTAACCCCGAAGAAGCCGTCGGCTGCAAAAATACCCAAAAAGATGCCCAGAAAGAAAAGTCGATAGTAAGCGCGGGCCATGGGTCTGAAAATTAACTATAAGCCAGACGGGAAAACGCTTTGCGACTTTATGCGGAGCGATAAATTTTTTCGAGGTATTCGGGGGCCCGTTGGCTCCGGCAAGTCTGTTTGCTGTGCGCTGGAACTATTTCGCAGAGCCAGTCAACAGGAGCCCGGTCCTGATGGCATTCGCCGGTCACGCGCCGCAGTTATCAGGAATACCAACCCCCAGCTTAAAACTACGACTATTAAAACCTGGCAAGATTGGTTCCCTGAAGAGTCTTTTGGCAGATTTATCTGGTCGCCGCCTTATACGCACCGAATCAAGGTCGGCGATATTGAAATGGAGGTGATCTTTCTCGCGCTGGACAAGCCGGACGACGTAAAAAAACTCCTGTCTCTAGAGCTAACTTTTTGTTGGGTTAATGAGGCCAGAGAAATCCCGAAGGCTATTATTGATGCGTGTACTATGCGTGTTGGCCGATACCCGTCGATGCGTGACGGCGGCCCGACCTGGTTTGGCGTGATTGCTGACACAAACGCCCCTGAGGAAGATCACTGGTGGCCGATTATGGCCGGCGATTCTCCAATTCCTGATTATATTCCGCCAGACCAGGCAATGATGTTGGTTAGGCCCGAAAGCTGGGATTTCTTTGCCCAGCCAACCGGGATGCTTGAAGACAAGGACGATTCCGGCAATTTAATGGGGTACAGGCCGAATCCCCTCGCCGAGAATATGAAAAACATTACCAGCAGCTACTACCCTCGCATTATTGAGGGAAAGACGCGCTCATGGATCGATGTTTACGTTTTGAATAGGCTGGGAG